GTTTAACCATCAAATCAATTGGCTTGACTGTTGGGTGTGAGCCGTGCCTTTTCTTTTCCCTGGCGTTATCAATAACGTCCGCTTGTGAATTGTCGCCATACCATAAATAATCTTTATCCGTTACGGCATACGCTATCATCTCATATTTGGGGCGGTACCCTTTTTTACCGCTTAAGCCAAAACTGTTTTTATTCCAAATTAACGTCCTTATAAATTCCCAATTGCATTGTTTTATTGCCGTTATAAATTCGGCCTGGGTTTTTTGATCGTAAAAAATGTAAATGTTTGTTTTGTCTTTTAATGGTATTTGTTTAAATGCGTTTGTTAAAAATTTTATTAATTGTTCGCCTCTTAAATCGTCGTTTTCTATTTTTTTAATGTTATCGCGTTTTACGGTTTGGGTACGGCCGCCGCTTGCACTCACGCCATAAGGCGGGTCTGTTAAAATTAAATCAACCGTTTTACCATTCATTAAATTTTTAATATGCTCGGGGTTTGTACTATCGCCGCACGCTATTCGATGCTCGCCTAACTGCCAAACCTCCCCAAATTTAACACGCGTTTTAATTTGTTCGGGTATTTCGTCATCGTCTATATTGCCTTCAATTTCAATATCTGCGTTATCAAAATCCCAAACATCCAGGCCCCACTCAATTAACAACGGGTTATCCCACTCGTTAGCCAATACATCCCAATCCCACTCACCAAAACCAACGTTATCTTTTATTATAAATTCTTTTTGTTGCGCCTCCGGCAAATCAACCTTAATTATATATATTTCTTTTATACCGGCTTCAATACAGGCTTTTAAACGCATATTACCGCCCAATACAACAAAATCTTTATTTACAACAATTGGCCGTATTTCTAACATTTGCGGAAAGTCAATCACGCTTTTAACTAATTTGCGAAATTTAACATCCTTAATTATACGCGGGTTATTTGGGTTTGGTTTTATTTTTGTAATACTAACCTTCTCTTTAAATACTGTAAATAAATTTGGCTTCATATATTAATAACGTTTATTTGTTTTCATTTTCGGCCTCGACTTCCAATGTTGTTAAATATAGGTTATCAACGATATCGTATATTAAGTTTATTTCACGCTCCTCCAATAATGATATTTTATGGTTTACTAATTTTATTAATTGTTGTTTATTAAAATTTTTTGTACCGCCAACAATATCCTCAAGCCATTCAATAAGGTGTTTGCTATATTGTGCGTACATATCAAAATTTTTATACGCGTGTAACACGCTTGAATGATCGCTCGTTTTTCCTTTGCTAATTAAAAAATTAGCAATTTGCTCAAATGTATAATTATGGTATCGATACGCAATAACAGAAAACAAACTCCTTGCCTCTATAATTGGCCGGTGCCTGGTGTTTTGATAAATGTTGACGCCCGCTAATTTATTAATTGTTCGGCCCAATGCTGCTAATTGTCTCATATAATATCTTTAATATAATAGTTATCTAAATTTACCTCGCCTTTAGTAAACCAATCCTCGTAACGTTTTATCCCAATTTCGGTTTTTTCTTTTCCGCGTAAATAGGTCTCCTCGGTAACTTCAAAAATTCCAATATCCAAACTCCCTTTATCCAAAACCAAAAATTTAAAATCAAAATAATTAACGTTAAACAATTGGCAATAAATATATGCTTGTATATCGTAACCGTATTTATTAGCGGCATATTTAAAACCTTTGATATCCGTGGTTGTTTTAATATCAACAATAGTACCGCCCTCGCCTAAAATATCCGCCTTGCCTCTAAATATCCAGTCATTAACATAACCAATCTCGGCAACTTCAAAACGTGCGTTTTTTAATAGTGATACGGCGTAATCGTTTTTAAGTAAGGCATCGCCTAAACGTTCGGCATCTGTTCGCTCTTTCATTGTGTAGACCGTGCCGTGTTTTTTTAGCGCCTCTTTGTATTTTTTAGTATTTTTACTTTGTACGTCAACAAATATATTTTTTTCAAATTTGTCGTTTTCAAGGATTAATTGGTGCAACAATTTACCATCACGCAAACCTTGCGTTTCTAACGGTGCGTAATTTGTAACGTAATAATACTTTTTTGGACTATCAACAAGTAATTTTATTGAACTGCTGCTTAATGCGTTTGTGCCTAATTCGCCATAATAAAAATCGTCGTTATCTAATTTGGGTAAAATATCTTTGTAACGCCAAACGGTGCCGTCTAACAATGTAATCATTTTCATAATTTAGTTATTTTTTTTAAGTTGTTTATTTGTTTATTTAATTTTGCGATCTGTTTTTTTAATTCGCGGTTTTCTAATTCGTTATTATTTTTATCCTCTCGAAATTCAGAACAAACGCTTTTATATAAGCGCAACTCTTGCTCTAAATATGTAACATAAAAACACGTACCCGTCCAAGCCTCCGCCATTGTTTTAACCTCTTTATTTTTTGGTTTTAATTTTAACCAATTTTGGGTTAATTTTGAACCGCTTATAAAATGCGCGAGGTATTCTAATTGTTTAAGGTTATCAATTTTTTTGTGCATATTGTTTATTTAGTTTGCAAATATATGAATTAAATTTATATTAACAAAATTTAATAACTCGACTTGTTTACAATAGACGCCCAAGCCTCATCGAGCATATATACCTCCTTTTCAATTTTATGTTTTCGCCAAAATGTAGTCGAAGGACAACGTTTATTTATTACCTCCATATCTTTTAATTTGTTTAGCCAAAAATAATACGTACCCTTTGGGTCGCTTACAAAATATATTTTAACAATATCGTCCGGCAATTGCATTAACTCATCCATTTTATACTTTTCAATTAATTTAGTTTTATAATACTTTTTGCGAAATTTCATCTCAATAACGCATTTATGGCCTTTTGGTGTTTTCCCAATAGCGTCATAACATAAATTTTTATCGCCGCACCATTCCAGGCGCCAATCATCAAAACCATTTAAAAACCAAACCAGGGCGCGCTCAAGTTTGTTGGTTATTGTTATCCTTCTCATATAAATCGTTTAATTGGTTAATCCATTGTTTTACCGTGTTTGGCGTGCAAGTACAAGGCTCGTAATACGTATGTTTAAAGTATTTACTATGTAACTCGCACAATAATTTAAAATGCGGTTTATTTAATTTTGTTGTAACGTTTTCTTTGAATAACGCCCAACGTTTTTTATCATTTGCCTCCATACTAAAACAAATCGATATCATTCCACTCCTCACGCCTTCGATCGCAACCGCAATCCTCAACGCCTAACCATTTTGTCACGCGTTTAACTAACCAACGTATGCCGGTATATTTCGTTATATAAAATACGAGGTCTCCTAATTTCATTTATTATTAATTTTACTTTTAATTTTAATGTGGTTTATTTCTCTAAAATAGTTGTTATTTATGTACGTGTAGTAATTTTTTTTTTATACACTATATAACCATCCTCTTTTAATTTTTTTATACGTTTTTTGTTTTTCTTTTCTTTTTTTCTAAACGCGTTAAAAATTATATTTTCAATTACATTATGTTTATGTTTCATTTTGTTTATTTTAATGTTTCTATTGGCTGCAAATCGGTTATTTTAATTTCGTAACCGGTTGCTTTTAATTTTAATTTGGTGCCGTCCTGGCGTGTTCTTAATGTACCCTTTTTAAATTTTTCGGCTTTTTCAAAAAAATCCTCTTTTGTGATCCAACCATCCACGGTCAACTCGTATGTCTGTTTATTCAGCGTACAAAATATATACGCGTCACAATCAAAATCCTTTTGAAACCCGATCAAATTATGAACATACCACTCACGCGGCGGCACGCGGCGGCCTGTTGTTTTAACGTCTATTTTGAGCCCTTTATGCTCGAGGTCCCAACCGCCGTCAAATTCCGCTTTTAAATCAATGCTTTTACCAAACATACGTTTTATAATATATTCGCCTAACATTCCGGTATATTGCTCGGCCTGGTTGCCGTTGGCCGTATGTCGTTTGCCAATGTTGTTGTTTTTAACAAACTGCCAAACTTCGTTTTTACTTTTATTGTCGATTTTTATTTTCATTTGTTTAGAATTTTATATAATAGTTTATCAATTTTATTTTTTGTTCTATAAATAGAATAATAGTCAATGCCGGTTTTTTTTGATAACTCCAACATTGAAAAACCCTCTTGGTAAATTAACTCGTAAATTTTACGATCGTACAAATGCCAAGATTTTATTTCTTTTTTAATTTCGTTTAATTGTTCATTATACTCTAAATTATGAGGCTGCGTTGTTTTGTTTAAATAGTTATTGCGCTCGCGTACTGTTTTTTTATTTTTGCGCATTTTGTCGTTAAACAAATTTTTTAAAACTATAAATACAAAATAATAATTTACCTCCGTTTCATTATACATTAATGTTTTATCATAACGCCCTTGCCACGCGTGTACTTTCAAATACATATCTTGAACCAGGTCCTCCGCTTCAGCATCCAGGCCAAAAGACCGGGCAATTGTTACCCAACGTTTATGAGATTTTGCGAGTATTTTCAAAACGTTTACCATAAAATTACTTGGATGCCAATTACAAAAAAACATAATGTTATAATTTTTAGATTTCGGCCTGTTTCGTATTCATAAAATTCGTCGTATAAAACGCCAACCATTACGCCGGCAATAAATACTTGTTTTATGTGGACTCCATTTTTCAAAACGGTACAACATCTTTATCCTTTAAAGGTATTTCTAAAAGCCGCTTTCCGTTAATTTCAAAACCAACGTTGTTGGGTATGCTGCTTAATTTTATAGGTTCATCAATTGGAGTCGGTCTGCCGCCTGTTTCAACTTCTTTAACCTTTCGTACGTGTATAGCCGAATTAACCCAATCGGTTGGGTGTTGGAGGTACCTATGTATCACCCAAAAATCATCGCTTCGGTTTACGAATTTGCCGCCACCTTCAACATCCGAGGCGAGCGGCGGTATTGGATGGCCCGCGAAATCGTGTCCGATAGGGTGTTTAATACGTAATGCGTTTGTATTGGCGTGCGTGTTTAGCCATACGCTTACGTTTTTTGTTTTGCAAAATATGCGTATTTCACTTGTTGCTTGGTAATCGTACTCGTGTGAACCGACGCCCTTCATTAATGCGTGGTCCTTTATTAAACTATTATACGGGTCAATTAATAAACCGTTATAATCCCAAGCGCTTTTTACATTGTTTGCCGTTTCTAATAATGTTTTGTATGTATATAATTCGCTTGAGTCAATTATTTTAAAATGGTTGTTTATATAATCAATATGTTTTTTATAATTTTTTGGATCAATTTTATTTAATGGTTGTAATTCTAAAAATTCTATGAGTTTGCGTAATATAGAATATGCCTCGTTTTCGCTGCTAAATATCAACCAACGT